TAAGAATTATATCATCGTTTAAACCAGGAAGGAAGACCTAAATGTGGACGCTTGTCAAACATATTATCTCTAGCTCCCGGTGTCTTACGATTGTTATAATGCAGGAAAACTTGCACACATTCTTTGCCTTTGAATTTTTCTCTCCAATGTTCTAGTTCTACACCTCTATAAACTAACATATCTCCAGGTTTTAAATCTACTTTAATTCCTTTTGCTTTACTAGCAACTGTAATATTTTTACCATCTGGTGCACCCACATTTTCATTTGGGCTTAAATATATAGGCCAATCATCGCCACCTAGATTCATAGTAGTAGATATTTCACAACTAAATCTATCTTTGTGTCTTTTAAGTTCATCACCTTTTTTATAGATTCTTGCATAAGTATATGCCGGATATAGTTTTAATCCTGTTGCTTTTTCCATACCTGGTTGACATTTAAGTAATAAAGTTTCCATAGCAATATTACCATAGGCAGAATATGTGTTTGGTATTTGTCCATCAACAGGATCTTCATAATAGCCTAATATATTTTCAAAAGGTGAAAAGTATCTTGCTTGTCTACAAGTATCATAAACTTGTTTTTGCATACAAAAATAGTTTGCAATAAATGCAGCTAAATCTTTTGATATTGCTTGACGAATAATTGTGTATTTTTTCTTTTTAAACATCTTTAGCCATTTCTTTTGGCACTGCTTGTATGTTCCAATGTATAAATCTAAAAGGCTCTTTACCATGATCTACTGCATACTCATGCTCCAAATAACCTGGAAATATAATTAGTGTTCCTGGTTTTGGTTTGATATGAAATTGTTCATGACCTGGCCATACACCTTTTATATCTGGTTTCATTTTTAATTTTGTACATCTTGCACCGGTCTTTGGTTCGTGAAAGATAGGGTATGATGTTTTATCACTACACTTTAAAAAATAAAAACCTGATACGTGTTGGTTCCAATGTATATGTGCTGAGTGATGACCACCACCTTTTTTAGCAAACTCTTGTACCCACATTTCAGAAAACATGGTTTGATATTGTGACATGTCATAGCCCTGATGATCTAGATACTCCCAAGACTTTTGACCAATATAATTTCTAAAATCTAAAAAATCATTGTCATTTAAAAGTGCTGTTGAATGATAGGATCTTCCAAAGTCACCATGTTTTTTTATATATTTTTTTTCTCTTTTACGAGCATCAATAATATATTTATTACTAGCTTTGTTTAACGATTTAACAAACTCTGGTTTTTCCTCAGTCCATATTACAGTTGGAAAATAACTATTTATAAACATTATCTAAAAGGCCTCCCTAAATGCCATACCACAAGACTATATCTTGTGCCTGATGTTACTGGTTTAACTCTATGCCATATGTGAGATGGAAATACAATGATAGATCCTTTTGGTAATATCTCTTTACATTGCACTCTGTGTTTTGACTCATCTCTCATATGTGGATCATAATCTCTAAAATCAAATTCTAGTTCTCCACCACTATATTCTGAACCATCTGTTAATTGACAGGTCATAGATAGTTTTCTAATTTTACCGTGATCAGGTGTGCCTGGTTTATCATAAGGTTTATTCCAACTATCAGAGTGCCAATCATAATATTGATTTAATTTATATTTTGTAAATTGACAAGATTCAGATCTATCCCACTCAAAATTCCAACCAGCATTTTTATTGGCTGTGTGGACATAAGGATGTAATTCTTTATAAATCCAAGTATCATTGAGCCACACCAAATCAGAATTTCTTTTTCTTTTTAAATCTTTAATTTCTTCTTTATTTAAAGGTTTATCACCTTTTTCTCTTCCATAGCCGCCAGTAATAGCCATTGTTTCTTTTTGTGCATTAGCATATCTAATTACTTCGTCACAAAACCTAGGTGTTAGTGCAGATTTAAAATACCAATAATGATTAGCTAAATTCATACGTAGTTAAAATTTATTACAACCCTTCTCTTTTCATCTGTACAAGTCGAACCCGTGTGTTTTAATGTTGAATTAAATTCTATGTATTTATTTTTTTCACTTTTAATTTTTTCACCAGTTTCAAACTTTGTATATCCATTACAAGTATTTAAATAAAAAATTCCAGTAATGCCTTGTTTTTGATCAGTATGCATGCCGTGCTCTATTATTTTTTTATCTTTAGTTAAAAGATTTGCTTTTATTCTATTTAACTTGTTAAATTTTATTTTTTTAAAAAAAGGTTTTAATATATTAAAATGTTTATCCACACAGTTCTTTTTACCTTCATCTAAAAAAAGAAAAGTAAACTGAAAATATTTTTTGTCATTCCAAGATACTACTCCATCATTAAAAAACCATGGCATATTTGGACTCATCATAAAAGATTCAATTTGTTTAAAATCTTTTTCATTTAAAAAATTTTTATAGATATTCATACGTTATAGTTTGTACAAAATTTAAATTATTTTTTTGAGTATTAGTTAAATAATACATATTGGTTGAAGGAAACATAATAAACATATTATTTTTAAGCTCTATATCCCAAGATCTACCCTTACGTCTGTTATCTTCATAATGTATTCGAACAATACAGTTTTTAACTTTGACACCATATAATAATGTAAAATCTGGTGAGTTTAGTAAATCTACAGGATCTATATTAAGTAATGGAATTGTTATCTCTTCAGGCTTATAGATGTTGCCCCACGTTTCTTTGTTGATCAAAGTAAAACCATGTTCAAGAGCAACATGCTCTCGAATATATGTATTTAACATATCCCAAGTTCTAGAAAACGGAAATTTTTTATTTTTAATTAATGACTCTAAAATATTATTTGATAATTTATCTCGGTCAATGTCCCAATCTTTGGGCATCGCCACATCACCATAATATAATCCTATTTCAGATAATACTTTCTTTTGCATACCACATACCTTTTTAAATTATGCTAATCTGTCTGTCAAGTCCCAAGACTGGCCTGATTCATTCCAAACATATTCCCATCTATGAGTATTAGCTTCGTTTTGTGCTTCTTGTTCTTCAGTTAATTCAGGAACATCACCAATAGGTGAATCCCATTTTGCAGATGCAATATTTTTTACCCAAGATGGATATGGTTTTGGAGGAAAAAAGATATTATTATCTTCGTCCCAGATATAGCCTATACCTGCATAGTTTCCTCTGAACGCTTTTGAATCATCGCCAGATGAATGTTTATTTTGTGAAGTATTGTAAGATGTTTGAATCCACATTTGTGCAGGCCAATTATTGTGTAGTTCCAAATATTGTTGACCTACTGCTTCATCCTCAACACCATCAGCATTAAGCATATCTTTATTATCCAAAGTTAATACTTGAATAACTTTACTGTTAGCTCCTAATTTTGCAAAATGTGCCATAATGTTTCTCCTTATATATTAAAATTAATTACCATTCAACTATTGATATTTATACCTAATAATAACAATTCCTGAACCACCTGTTCCAGCTCCGCCATAAGTTCTTCCATTTGCAGGTGAAGCAGCACATTTAGGTTTTCCTCCACCACCGCCACCACCAGTGTTGACTGTTCCGTTAACTCCTGCTGACTCAGGAACAGGACCTGGTCTTGGTCCAAAACCACCTCTTCCTCCACCACCAGTTCCTCCAGCAGTATCATTAGCATCTCCACCGCATCTATTAGTTCCACCACCACCGCCAGCAAAAGCTGTAGGTGTTCCATTAATACTTGTTGTTGCACCAGCTCCACCAGCTCTTCCTTGAGGTGCAGGTTCTCCATCAGCCGTTGCACCACCACCGCCACCGCCAGAATCACTTGGTGCAGTTCCTGTTGCAGGTGCAGGATCTCTACCATCATTACCTTGTGGAGGACTTACATTAGGTGTATTACCACTTCCTCCAGATCCACTAGAGTGAGCTCCACCACCACCAGATCCACCATTTAAACCATCTACATTTGGTCCACCTCCACCGCCACCACCACCGGCTGAAGTTATTGAACTAAAAACTGAATTTGATCCACTCGCTCCTCGACCACCATTAGCTGAAGGTCCTAAAAATGGTGAAGGGTCAGGAGTTGGACCACCTCCACCTACTGTGATTGGATAGGCTTGTGCTGCAACTGATATACCATCAGGTGCAACGATTGGACTAGCTGTATAACAACCACAAGAAGTTTTACCTTCTCTAAATCCTCCAGCTCCACCTCCACCACCTGAACAACCAGTACCACCGCCTCCACCACCAGCGACTACCATGTAAGATACCTTACACCCACCACCTAACGAATTTCCTACAGAACTCACCGTGAAAGTTCCAGGACCTGTAAATGTATGAATTCTAAAATTTCCTGATGTTGTTATAGTTCCACCAGTCGCACAAATAAAAGCAGGTTGTTCAGTTAAATCACCTAAAGCAGCTGTGCTTACTACTTTCCAACCTTGCGTACCATCTATATAAACTAAAAGACCTGCAGCATTATTTTCTGAAATAGTTAGATTATCTGTGCCACCATTTATTGGTGAACTATTTCTTGCAATAGTAATATTATTTGTAGCTGA